GGGTGTACTGTGATCACCACCATGCTGACAATTGATCTAGGCACACGCACTGGCTGGGCAGCACTCACGCAGGGCAAGGTTGTGCATGGATGGGTAGATCTCAAACCAAAACGCTTTGAAGGTGGCGGTATGCGCTTTCTCAGGTTCAAGCAGTGGCTCGGAGAGGTCAGCGCCAGCGTTGGAGAGATCCAGGCGGTGTACTTTGAAGAGGTCAGGCGCCACCAGGGAGTTGATGCAGCTCACGTGTATGGTGGCTTGATGGCCACGTTGACTGCCTGGTGCGAACACCACCAGATTCCCTACAGCGGAGTGCCAGTCGGGACTATCAAGCTCCATGCGACTGGCAAAGGCAACGCAAACAAAGACGCAATGGTGGCTGCCATGCAGGCACTAGGCCACCCAGTAACAGATGACAACGAGGCCGATGCCCTGGCCATTCTTCATTGGGCGATGGAGCAAGACACATGAGAAAACCAATTGGCATTACATACCCATTGAGCATTCTTACTGAGACACCAGAAGAGACAGAGGCATTCAACCAGGTTGAGCGCAACAGCAAGGTCAAGCAAGAGATCTTGCGTAACCCCAGCAAAGAGGCAAAGCTACTGATGGAAGTAGCGCTGCTGACTGACCTGGTGCGTCAGCTTGCAGACCGTGTGCGCCAGCTGGAGGTTAAGTAATGACTAACATTATTTTGCTGTGCGTTCTTGCATTCTTAGGTGGAGTTGTTTTTGTATTTATTGGTTTAGCGCTGCTTATCTTTTGGAGCTATGACGATGCACAAGACTAAGGATTACATAGCGCTGTACAGGGACGAGGACGGCACTGTGGTGGAGAGCCAGACGGTTAACCATGAGGTCAGACAGTGGCTGGCCACCATCGAGGAACTAAAGCTGGCGCTCTACACCGAGATGCACAAGGTTGAGGACTACAGACAGCTGCTGGACGAGACTCGCAAGATCACGCTAGAGCTGGCCAAGAAGGTCAACCAGGGAGCTGGCCAATGAAGTGTCCAATATGCAACGCCTGGACTCTGGTCAAAGAAACCCGCAAGCGTGAAAACAATATCACTGTCAGGCGGTATGAATGTGGCAACTTGCACACGTTTAAGACCACAGAACAGATTACCCAGATCCTGGACGCCACTCACATGGAGCAGCTGAAGTTAGCCAGGATTGCTAACTTATCCAAGCACAGCAGAAACCGCAAGAAGGCCAGCAATGCATGAAGACCAGGCATATCTACAGGAAGGCCAGCAACGCACCGTCACCGAGCCTGGAATGCCTGCTGATGGCGTGTGGCAGAGAGTTGTTAACGACTTGGGAAGTCTTGCGGGACAAGGCGTTGATCGAGAGGCATCTAAAGGCGCTAGACGCTCGATATGGCGCAAACGCAGAGGCCAAGGTCAGAGCGTATATGCACGAGATTAAGAAGAGCGAGCGTAGGTGATGAAGTACTTATCTGTTTGTAGCGGTATTGAGGCGGCAACTGTGGCATGGCATCCATTGGGTTGGCAGCCAGTTGGTTTTTCGGAAATTGAGAAGTTTCCTTCACAGGTGTTAGCGCACCACTATCCAAATGTCCCAAATCTTGGTGACATGACTAAATTTAAGGAGTGGAATCTTGAGTCAAATATTGATGTTTTCGTTGGAGGAACTCCCTGTCAATCCTTTTCAGTCGCAGGACTCAGAAAGGGATTGGACGATCCTCGTGGCAACCTCATGCTTACCTATCTTGCCATTGCTGACAAACATCGGCCCAGATGGTTGGTCTGGGAGAACGTGCCTGGTGTCTTGTCATCAAACGGAGGAAAAGACTTTGGAACCTTCCTTGGAGGGTTGGGGGAGCTCGGGTATGGGTTCGCCTACAGGGTTCTTGACGCTCAATACTTCGGAGTGGCCCAAAGACGCAGACGTGTGTTCGTTGTCGGATACCTTGGAGACTGGAGACGTGCCGCAGCGGTACTTTTTGAGCGCCACAGCTTGTCAGGGAATCCTGCGCCGCGCAGACAAAAGGGGAAAAGTGTTACCGCCAGCATTAAATCAAGCTCTCCAAATGGTGACGAAACCATCGGAACATTGATGGCAAGAGATTACAAAGGAATTGGTAATCAAGACTTAGAAGATGGAAGAGGTTTGGTATTAAATCCAATTGCTTTGGCAGAAAACACCATTGGCAGACAGCCAGAGAATGGTGGCAACACTCCAATGGTTACACAACCCATTGCATTTAGTTCGGTACAAAGTAACCAGTTTATAAATGCAAAATCTGAAGTTAGCCAAACCCTTGAGGCTAAAAATCCAATGGCAGTTGCAGTTGGCACAGACTTGTACAACGGTGCAATTACTGGTGATGTAGCTGCAACAATGACAAAAAGCATGAGTGGCACAGGAACTGGGCCTACTGCAATGCAACCTATGGGATACAACATTGCGCCAGGCAAAGGTCAATTAAAAGATGATATTCATGTTACTGATGCTGACACCACAAAAACTTTGGATGCATCAGGAAGTAATCCAGCTATGCATCAGGGTGGGGCTGCAATAGTGCAACCAGTATTCTTTGAACCTAGATCACCAGATGGTGTGCCAAGAATCTACCCTATGGATGGCGCAGCACCTACGCTAAACACAATGGGCGGTGGTCAAAGAGAACCATGTGTTACCCATTCTGTAGCCCCATCTTTGACTACTAATGATCCTTCAAGGTCTCCACAAGCATCAGAAGTAACGCAACAAATTAATGCGGTTTATCAAGCATCAATGGCAGTCAGAAGACTCACACCAATTGAATGTGAACGTCTGCAAGGCTTTGGCGATAACTACACAGACATCCAACCAAAGGGTAAACCAACGCCAGATGGACCAAGGTACAAGGCTTTGGGTAACTCTATGGCTGTGCCTGTGATGGCATGGATTGGCAAAAGAATACAAGAAGTGGAGCGGTTAAGTGAGCGCAATGCCAGATAACGTACTGCCATTCGAGTTGCCAAAGAAGCCCAGACTAAAGCTGCAGGAGCCACTGCCAGACCAAAGGAAGATAGTTGTGCTGCCATTCAAGGCAGTGTTCGACAAAGAGCTTGGTGCAGCTGGTGTAGCAGTCCTGGCAGGCCTGTGTGCATTCTGTAACAGAGCTGGCATCACTTGGGTTAGCCAGAGAAGGTTAGCAGGCGATCTAGGCATAAGCCAGCCAGCGATCAGCAGGCAGATATCCAAGCTAAAGAAGTTGGGCTACATCGAGGTACTCAGGAAAGGCTATGCGAATGCCAGGAATGAGACAGTCAGAGTGATCTTTGATCCAGAGATTACAGCTGAAGAGGCTATCGCAATGGTGTCCAACAAAGAGGATGCAAGGCCACCAGGACTCATAGCAGCTGAAGAAGAAAGGTTACAAATTGAGGTAGACAAGGAAGGCCTCAGACGCATAGCAGAGATGCTAAAGGAATCCATCACCAACCGTAACAAAGTAACACCAAAGGAGTACGACATGAAGAGAAAGAACAAGGAAATAACGCCTGTGGATAACACACCTACATCTGTGGATAAGTCAGTGGATAACAATGTGGATAACTTAAATGAGCGATTACATAGGGTTATCAGTGTCGATAACATAGGGTTATCAAAAGACACCGTATTTAACACTATATCTATTAATATTAATGTTATGAACAACAAACAATTAAAGCAGTATTCAAAAGCTGAGATCGAGGCCAAGCTCGAACTGCTGCTGCCTGCCTACCAAGCCGAGGGCATCGAGCCTACCGAACAGGCGCTGGTTGATGGGATTATGCACATGATGGCAACCCAAGCCAACATGGATGCCATTTAAACGTAATCTAAGCCACCTAGAAGGCCATGAAACCATCCAGTCAATATCAGGGTAGCCACATGGCACATCAAAGCCTTGTAGAGCCTGCTACCGTATGCTGTACTGAACGCATACCAACGTATGGGAACGGTACAGGGGGGTGGCGTAGCTATAGAGAGGCATGGCAGGGGAGTGCTTGGGCATTGCAATCCTGCGTTGTAGCACTTTCGATGTATCCTCCCCCCACCCACCCACCTCACCGTAGGGGTACCTCAATGAATTTTTCCCCAATTTCTTTCTGTATACCTTTTACTACATTGGTATTTTCTCTATTTTTTCAACCAAAGGACTAAGTTAATGACTACTAACTATGAATTAAGACCTGGCCAGGGATCTGCTTTCAAGAACAAGAACAAGACTGAGGATTGGCATCCTGCGTACAAGGGTGAGGTTATGTTGCCTGATGGGACGCTGCACTGGATTGATATCAAGCCTGGTAAGACTAAGGCTGGAGAGCATTGGTTTGCTATCAAGATTGGTGCGCCAAAGCAGCCTAGACAGACTGGCCAACAACAAGGCATGGTGCTTGATCAACCAAAGCCTTTTGCTGCCCCAGCTGCACCTATTGCTAGACCTACTCCTGCTGCCAATGCTGTGGCTGCTATGGATGACGATATCCCATTCTGATGGCACGTACTAAGTACCCGACTCAGATCCCGCCAGTAGCTGGCTGGGGTGGCACTCGCTCCATTGTCAGGCGCTTGGAGCGCTCTACTACGCTGGTCAAGAACAAGGAGGCCACTGCGTATGCGTTGCTGGCCATGGCTAACACCAAGATCACTGACATCATGAGCTGGGATGAGAATGGCCATGTGAAGGTCAAGCCTAGCCACTTGATCCCAGAGACTGCGCTGATGGCCATTAAGAACATCAAGGTGCGTGTGGACAAGGACGGTGCGTCTACGCTGGAGATTGATCTCTATGACAAGGTGGCGGTGCTGAGGATCCTGGCTAAAGCTAGTGGTTTGCTGGACAACCCAGACAACGAGGACAAGCCTAGCGTGATTGGTATCAATGTACGTGCGCCAGATGTTGTGGATGTGGAAGACAAACCAAGGGATGACCATGAAAACTAAAGAGCATTCGCCACGTGAAATCCCAATGGCTGGCTTGAATCTGGACTTTAGTAAAAGCCCAATCGTCTACGACATGATCCAGTCAAATGCTTTTGTGCAGGGGCTTATGGGTCCTGTTG